ATAAATAACAATGCATCAACTTGCCTATAACGGACGGGGCTTGTGGCTGAAATAAACCTAACAACGCTATTTTAACTATCCCACTTTTTTCCACAAGGTTGTGTTAGTACCAGTGATTAATAAATTAACTTAAATAATTATAAAAATGGAAATTAAATACCAATTTGAAAGACTAATAAAAACAGTAACTGTAAATGAAAATTCAATAATACCATCTTATGGGGATAAAGTAAATGAATTTAATGATTTTCATAAAGTAGTTGACGTTAAAAATGTAAATGGAGTAATTGAGATAAAGTTAGAGAGATTTTGATTACACTTCAATATCATTGGTACTAACGTTTTGCAGCTAATAAATCGGCTTGCTGTTTATTAGGTGCTGTTAGTATTAGGTGGCTTAAAAGTGAATATTAATTTTAAATAAAAATAAAAAATGGAATACGGAATATTAAAAGTAGGTGACAAAGTAAAATATACTGATGAAGCTAAAAAAGAATTGCCAACAGTTTTTAAGGATATAACAAAGCATAAAGTAAAAACTATAAAATGGATTAGCGGAAATCAACAGAATTGTGATTTTGTGGATGGTGACAGTTGTGATATTTACTGGTTAGAACTCGTAGAAGATTCTAAAGCCACTTGATACTAACGTTTTGCAGCTAATAGACGGGCGGTGGAAACATAGTAGATGTCCGCCTGTTTATTAGGTGCTGTTAGCTTTAGTTGCCTTGCGTGGGATTATTAACTTATAAAAACAAATTTATGACAAGAGAAGAAGAAGTACAAAATGAATTAAAAGAGGCAGAAATTAACTACTCTGCTGTTTGGCGAATTAGTAACGAAGTGTTTACTAAAAAAGCAAGTGAGGTTTTGAATATGCCGATTGAACGTGTAGAAGTTCGTAGAAATATTATGATGGGTAGCACCTTTGGAACTTTACACGTTATTGTTTATGACGAAAAAGACGATGAAAAGGCATATTACCGATTAAACAATAATGCTAAACACTATGAATATTTACCACCAAACATTTATGAGTTTGAACACGCGTTGTCAGGCAATTGAAGCTAACGGTTTGCAGCTTGGCGAGGTGTGGGACTTTTAGCACCAAAGCCGATTAAAATTACTTAACTTAAAATTTATCACAATATGTCAATAGAAAAACAGAACTCCACATCTTGCCAAACTGCTGTTAGCTGCTGGGTGGCTTTTGACTGGAATAAAATTGAAACACGCCCAACCGCTTACGGAAAATATTTGATATGTAGAAAAGACGGTAAGATACATTTGGAAACTTGGAATGGTAGCGGTTGGGCTTACAATCATAATGAGATTAGATTTTGGGCGGTCATCGTGCCACCTTGCAGGTAACGTTCGAGTGCTTTACGTCCGTTGTGGTTAAATAAGCCTAAAATTTCCTGTTATCACGAAATTAAACTGATACAAAACAAACTTAATATTAAACCTAAACCCACAATGGCGTAAAACACTTGTTAGCCGTTCGGTTTTAAACACAAATTAAAAAATGACATCAATTATTATTTATTTATTATTAGCAATTGTTAATTTACCTTTTGCTTTAGACAAAAAAAACAAAGCAAGAACGTTTAGTTGGTTTGTTATTGGATTTCAAATGGGACTACTGACTTCTCATATTATCCGTTACGGTATAAACTGACGGCTAACGGTTTGCAGCTAAGCCCTCGTTTTAATGGGGCTTAGGTTGTGTTACCTGCTGGCGGTACAGAATGTTGCTATAAGACTTTAATATTAATAACTAAAACAAAACAAAATGGAAGAAAAAAACTTTAATGGGTGGAAGGATGCAATTAATAATCCGCCAAAAGAATCGGGATTGTATTTATGTAGAGTAGGAAAAACATTTAGTGAATATATGACTTATTATAAGGCTTGTAGAAAAGAATATCAAATTTGGGGATTAGGAAGGGAATTTCCTGTAACTGATATGGACGTGGTTTTATGGATGGATATTCCAAATTTAGGCTTGTGTAGCCGATGTAAAAAAGAAATTGCTGTAATGGACTATAAAGAAAAATTAGAGCCTGTTTGTGGTATTTGTTTTGGTGAATTAGAGCAATTAGATAAAGAGCAATTTAAAAAACCAACGTATTAAAAATATAAATAACACCGCCACCGCTTGCAGGTAACGGTTTGCAGCTAAACGAGGTGGCTGATTATACCTCGAAACTTAATACGAAGAACAATGTATAATTTAAACGAAAAACTTTCAAACGAAGAACTAAACCAGACATCTTGTTTAGGTGCTGTTATGCGAAGTCGTTTTAATAAAGGTGATATAGTCATCTGTTGGTTAAAAGGCGGTAGTTATGGAGATAAATTTACTGTCTTGGAAGATACTGGCGGGTTAACTTTATTATGTCATAAAACAGGTGGATTGTGTATTGTCAATAATCGTGATGATTACGATTTCGCATAACAACTCTCTAAACGTAACAAATGTAACCCAAAATGAAGCAAAAGACTAAGATTCACCTAGTATGAGTTACCAAGTATTTGATTGCGAGGAAAGAAAAGTGATATTAAATTTTAGTACGGAACATTAAATGAAATTACTTGCGAACATAATCCTATCTCCAGTTTACCTTTGTTGGTATCTGGAGGTGATGGATTTCCTGCTACATAGGAAACCATAAAAATTTCTTAAAAAAAGTTAGAATTTACAAAATTTGATTATATTTGCCTTAGTTACTGAGTAGGTACTGAGTAAATTAAATCTGAAAAATGAGTAAATTCAAAACAGTATTGGTTAAAATATCTTCGATAAAACCAAACGAAAACAACCCCAGAATCATCAAAGATGACAAGTTTAAATCACTTGTTCAAAGTGTAACTGACTTTCCAGAAATGCTAGAAATCCGCCCTATTGTTGTCAATGAGGACGGAATTATCATTGGTGGCAATATGAGATACCGTGCTTGCCTAGAGGCAGGAATAACGGAGGTGCCAGTAATCAAATTAATTGGTATGTCGCAAGAGAAACAAAATGAGTTTCTGATTAAGGATAATGTTGCAGGAGGCGAATGGGATTGGGATGCCTTGGCAAATAATTGGGATAGTGAAGATCTGAAAGATTGGGGCTTGCAGGTATGGCAAACGAACCTGGAGGATATGAATTTTGACTCAACTGCAAACGCTACAAAAGAGGAAAAGGAAAAGGATAATAGCCCGAGAACTACAGACGACAACTACTCCACATTCGAACTGATTATGTTACACGAAAACAAATTGGATTTACTAGATACTTTAAATAAAGTTAAAAATGAATTCCTATTTGAAAAGCAGGAAGATGCATTGATGGAAATATTAAGAGTTTACAATAAAAAATAATATGAAAAACAGAGAAAACGCAAGTTTCATCAACTTTAATAATGATGAGGTAGGTTTGTTATTTGATGATAGCGCCAATGAAAAATATCCTATAAAATATTACAACGTATTAAACGGCATCGGGTTTGAATCAAAGCCTAACAGTTCGTATTATGGTTTTGTGTATTCTGGAACTACTGAGATTATATCTGACGGCAGACCAAAAGGAAGTATCACTAAGGGTATGTATTTTTCAATAGCAGGTGAATTTATTATTAATCCGTCTTGCGAAAGCAAAGTGATTTTAATTGAGGTTCTGCAGTACAAAGGTATTTATCCAAAAAATAAGTACAAGGCAGTTTATACCATTGGTGGTCCAATAGAAAAAAGCGGAAGATTAAATTATATTGACGGTTGTACCGACAGTTTATTAATCCCTCCAGTTAAACTTGGTGACCCTTGCTTTAATCATTTGCATTTCCCTACAAACATTGAGCAAACGCCACATACGCACCCAAGCCATAGAATAGGAATTGTTGCAAGAGGTAAAGGTATTTGTGTTACTCCGTTTGGCAATCTTCCTTTAGAGGAGGGAATGATTTTCGTAATCAAAGAATGGGATGGAGTAAGCTTTGAAAAAGCAGAAGATGGTAATGTTTACGAAATAGGTAACCATTGCTTTTATACACAAGATGAGGGAATGGACGTTATTGCTTTCCATCCAGATTCAGACTTTGGTCCACAAGATGAAAACCATCCAATGATTAACAGAACCATTGTAAAAGGTATTTCAGCAAATTCTATTGATACAATTAGAACAAAATAATTATGGCACACGTAAGAAAAAAAGAATACATCGATACCAACGTTTACGATGAGGCAATAAAAAGGATTAGCTATTTATACGATTCTTTTGACAAGGTTGTCGTTTCGTTTTCTGGAGGAAAGGACAGTACTGCAGTTTTAAATTGTGCTTTGAAAGTTGCTCGCGAGAAAAACAAATTGCCTTTGAAAGTTGTGTTCTTTGATGAGGAAGCTATTCATCCGCCAACCATCGAATACGTAAAGCGTGTTGCTGAAAATCCAGAAATCGATTTGGAATGGTACTGCTTAGAATTCAAACATAGAAACGCTTGTTCAAACGAGGAACCATTTTGGTACACTTGGGATGAGGATAAAAAAGATTTGTGGGTAAGGGAACTTCCTACTGGCGTTAAGCTTATTACTTCGCATCCGAAATTCAAAAAAGGAATGTCGTTCCAAGAGTTTAGTCCGTACTTATACGAAAGAAACCAAGGACGTATTGCAATGTTAACTGGTATAAGAACCCAAGAAAGTTTAAGAAGATACCAGGTTATATCCAAAAAGAAAAATGATGCTTACATAAATTCAACTGCAGAGGCAGGACAAAACCAGTACCGTGCTTTTCCTATTTACGACTGGAGTAGCGAAGATGTTTGGTTGGCAGTACATAAATTTGGATGGGATTATAACAGAACGTATGATGTATTTAATCAGACAAAATTGTTTGGTGACTTCTTACATCAACGTGTTTGTCCGCCTTATGGTGAAGAACCATTAAGAGGGTTGTGGGTTTATTCCGAGTGCTTTCCAGAAATGTGGCACAAGATGATTGAGCGTGTTCAAGGTGTATCAACTGCTTGGCGTTATGGTAATACAGAACTATACGCATCTGCAAAATCGAAACCAGAAAATATGCAATGGTCTGAATACATTAAAATTATTGTTGACAGTTACGATCACGATTCAAAATTGGAAGTGCAAGCTACCATCAATAAATATATTCAAGGCCATTTCAAAAAATCTAAAATGAAAGTGGATGAAGAAACTCCTAATCCTATTACTGGCATTAGTTGGAAGTGGCTTTGTACCATTGCTATCAGAGGGGACTTCAAAGGTCGTCAAGGTGGAATGATGAATACAAATGCTGCAAAGGAAAGAGAAAGATTGGGTATTACATTAGATGAGGCAATTAAATTGTATAAGTAATGAATAGAGAAAAAGCAATAGAATTTATCAATAGCTGCCAATTTAAGGAGGCTAAAAGTTATTCGGAAACTTATCCACATTGGTACACTACCAGAACATTAGTCAATAACGATGCGGACTTTGAGGCTTTTTTAAAATTCTGCAGGGAAAATTCAATCCTTAAAAAATTTTATTCAAAGCAATATTTATATTTGGAGTTGGAGGGTTTTGAGTATTGGGAAATGGGGAGGCCAATAAAGTGTGTTCAAGTTTTAAATAAAGCTATCATAAACGACAATGCAAACTACAGATATCCATCACCATCAAAAGAGGCAGGAGATTTTTTGAAACGTAAATTAAATTTAAGGGACCAGTATCTGGAAAAGCTATTGAAACTGGAGGCGCCAACCGAAATTAATTTGCATGAAATTGCTTTCCTAATGAATACAGAAAGAAGAATACACGGTGGAGGAAAAAATATAATCGACCATTCAGAATTAGAAATCAAATACAAATAAAATGAAACCACAACCATTAAATGAAATCAACTGGATTGATAGAAATCTATTAAAGCCAAACAACTACAACCCGAACAAGGTTGCACCTCCAGAATTAAAGTTATTAAAAATCTCTATCTTAGAGGACGGATGGACGCAGCCTATTGTTATTAACCCAGACTTTACGATTGTAGATGGCTTTCATCGTTGGACGGTTTCGGGACACAAAGAAATTTTTGAGTTGACAGATGGCAAAGTACCAACTGTAATGGTGCATCCTAAAGATGCGGCTCAACAACAAATGGCAACAATCCGTCACAACCGTGCAAGAGGAACACACGGTGTTTTGGAAATGAGTAATATTGTTACTGATATGGTAAAGCAGGGATTAAGTGGTGACGAGATTATGAAACGATTAATGATGGAGAAAGAGGAAGTTGTACGATTACTGTTCCGTGCAGGAATACCAAAAAGTGATGTGTTTAACGACAAAGGTTTTTCAACTGCTTGGCAACCTAAATAAAAATACTAATGGCTAATAAAGATAATCTAAAACATCTGATTCCTTTCAAAAAGGGATTTGATCCACGAAGAAATATAAAGGGACAACCCCCGAAGATTCCTGCAATAGATAATTTACTGGCAGAGGTATTGGGTGAGGAAAAGGACGGAGTTTCTGCAGCTAAGGCTATCCTAATGGCTTTACGTGCTAAGGCATCTAAAGGTGATGTTAGGGCTGCAGAGGCTTTACTTGATAGGGCTTATGGAAAATCTACTCAGATTGTGGACCATACAGTTGCTTTAAATTACGATGAATTTATTGAAAAAATTACCAATGCTTAAATCAGATTTACCAATAGAACCTTATACAATAGCCGAGGCTTTAGTTTGTATAAATGCGGAATTGAAATCCAAAGGCAGGCATAAAATTGGATCCAGTCACTTCAATAATTTGATTTATAATATTGTTAAAGTGGAACGGATAAAGGTTAAAAAGAAACCAGTATCAATCTACTACAACTCTATAGTTGACATTTACAACCACATCAACACAAAACGCTATCCAAAGAATAGAAAAACTAGGTGCAAATAATCCCAATATATTTCAGACACTTTAAACAGAATGCCAAAGAAAGATTTGTAGGATTAGTTGGAAGTTCAAGGTCTGGCAAAACTTATTCGGGACTTCAATGGTTATTCTTTATGGCTCAAATGGGCATTAAATTTGAATGTACTGTTGTTGGGCGTTCTATTCCTTTTTTACGTGACGGAGCGGTTAATTCCTTTCGGGAAATAGCAAACGGTTACACAATTATTCGCTCACCATTTAGTGTAAAAATAAAAAACGCCTCTTTCCTATTTCGTTCCTTTGAAAATGAAAACGATGCTAAGGGAGCGGAGAGGGATTTCCTTTACCTAAACGAATGTAATGACTTGGAATATAAAGTTGTTCAACAATTAATTATGAGAACTAGGATTCAAACGATTGTGGATTTTAACCCTACAAAACGATTTTGGATTGACGAATATACTTCTGGCAGCAACCTATTAAAAACAACTTGGAAAGACAACCCATATTTAGCAGAATCCCAAAAGGAAAACTTTGCCGCGATAAAAAATAGAGCAGAACTACCTAATGCATCTGCTTACGATAAGTACCTTTATTCCGTGTTCTATTTGGGCGAGTATGGCGATATGCGAGGCAACGTGTTTGGCAGGCTATCAGAATGTACCGTTGCTGAATACGAAAGTTTAACCAAACATAGTCGCAAGCTTTACGGTTTGGATTTTGGTTTCAGTCAAGATCCTTGCGCTTTGATTGAAATGTCAATGGTACTTGGAGTTATTTATATCAGATACATGCTTTATCAAAACCAATTAAACGACTTTCAGTTGTCCGAAATACTGAAAGAATATTGCGATGCCAGTAATCCGATAGTTTGTGACTTCGGAGGCGGAGGCGATGCAAGAATGTCAAACATATTTCAGTTAACCGGACTGACTTTAGTAAAAGCCACAAAGGGTCCTAACTCAATTAAAACTGGAGTAGAATTATTGAACACTTATCCTATTGTGGTTTGTGGGGAACACGCAATGAAAGAATTTAGTAGTTATGAATTTGTAGATGATTCATTTTCCGAAAAGGACAACCACGGTATTGATAGTGCTAGGTATGCCATTGACTATGCCGTACGTGCCAATTACTTTAATATTAGTTAACTATTTTATTTATTTTTATATCGTGACTGAAAAAGAGATAGTTAAGGACGAATTAACTCAAATGATTGGTAGGATTGCCAATAATTTGGATAGTACTGGAACGAGTGCAAGTGGTCGTACTGCTAAATCTATGAGGATTGAGGAAACGGAATTTGGAGTAGTAGTGTTTTCCAGAAGATATTTTAAGGGTGTTGAAATAGGCAGACCTGCAGGCGGTGTTCCAAAAGGCTTCAATCAGATTATCAAACAATGGATTTTGGATAAGGGCATTGCAGTCACTCAGTTACCTTATAAACGAAAACCATCTGCTAACTGGCAACCCAAATATAGTGTTCCCGAACGGTCGCTAATTATGGCTGCAGGTGCAATAGCTAGTAACATTAAAAGCAAAGGAACTGGGTTGCATCAAAGGGGAGGCCGTTCAGATATCTACAGTCAAGAAATAGAAACTACCGTTGGCAATATTAAAAAGCGCTTGGCCTCGGAAGTGATTGCACAAATTAAATCAAACATTAGGAAGTAATGGCACAAGAGAAAGAAGAAATATTAATCGAGATTGTAGTTTCAAATGAGGCTGCAGCTAAAACTATTTTTGAAAACCAACAAAGCATTGATCGATTAAAGCAAAGTCAAATCGAATTGACAAAGGCTCGTAAGGCAGGAACAATTACAGAAGAAGAATACAGTAAAAAATCTACTGCAGTAAAGGTTGCCATTGATACACAGAAAGAATCTATCCGTCAAAACGAAAAGGAATTAAGAAACAACATTAAAACCCAAAAGGATAACACGGATAGCTTGGCAGCAATGCGAGCGCAATTATCCAACAATGTTAAAGAATTTGATAATCTTAGTAAAGCTGAAAGAGAAAGCGCCAAGGGACAAGAATTGCAAAAGAGTATTGCAGATACCATTGAAAAATTAAACGAGGCAGAGCAAGCAACTGGCAGGTTTCAAAGGCAAGTGGGTAACTATCCTAATCAAACAAGTAAGGCATCGCAAGGCATTACACAAATGACTGGATTTCTCGGTAAAATGTCCTCCCAAGTTGAGATAATAAGCCCTCGTATGGGTGCAATGATTAATTCATTTGGTGGCTTTGCATCTAAGGCAGGAAATGTAGTTAGTGAGGTTGGCGCTATGAATAATACTTTACATAATACTGGCGAGGCTGCCAATGTTGTTGAGGGATTTGCAGGCAAGGCAGGAGGTTCTTTAGATAATTTAGGTGCAAGTGCAGGAACTGCAGCAAAGTCAAGTGTAAGCGGTTTTAGTGCAATAGCAAGCGGAGCAAGGGCTTTAGGAATGGTATTTTTAACGCCTCCAGTAATTATAATAGCAGCTATCATATTAGCAATCGTAGCAGCTTTTAAATTATTACAGTTAGGGTTTGATCGTAACGATAAGGCTAGCGATAGTATGGCTGAATCAATGGCTGTTTTAGAGCCTATTATGGATGCTGTTGCATCCGTAGCTTCTTATTTAGCAGAAGGTTTATCGAATATCGTTCATATAATTGCAGAAGTTGTTAGTGGAACTATTGATTTTATTGCAGGATTAATTGGAATGCAGGCTGGGCTTAGGGGCGCTGCCCAAGAAAGTATGCAATTAAGAAAGGATATAAATGCTTTAGAAGATGCTGAGAGAGAATTTAGCGTTAAGAGTGCCGAACGTTCTTTACGTAGAGCCAAATTACTATCTGAGGTAGCCGATAAAGAAAAGTTTACAGCCGAAGAAAGAATAGCCAGATTGAAAGATGCAAGCGCTTTAGATGCCGCTGACTTAGAAGATAAAAAACGATTAGCTTTTGAAAATTATAGGATAATTGTACAAACTGCTAAAAAAGAATCTGACACTAGCGATGCAACGGCCGATAAGATTGCAGAGGCTAGGATAAGAGCATTAAAAGCAAATCAAGATTATTTTGAGGGGCAAAAAGAGATTAATAAAAAATTAGCTGCAGCCGAAAATGAATTGGCAGCGGAACAACAAGCTAATTATGAAAAGTGGAAACAAAACAACGATGAGAAACTAAAAAAGCAAACGGATGCTATTAGGCATTTAGAGGACTTGGTTATTCAACAAGTTAAAGACGAATACCAACGTCAAATACTGGCAGAAGAAGCTAAAACAAAGCGTGCTAATGAAGATTTACAAAGTCGTTTAGATACCGAAAAGAATTTAACGGCAAAGGCAAAGGAAGCTATAAACGAAAGTATAATTCAAAACAATAATATCTTAAATGATAAGATTAATGAATTAACTGAAAAGTCTTTAGATGCCAATATCAAAAAAGAGATTAACGCTAAGACAAAGGAAAACGAGGCAAAATTACAGTTAGCAGAAAAGGGAAGTCGTGATGAATTAAATATTAAGATTGCTAAACTTACCCTGCAGCGTGATGCTGAATTATTGAATGATAATTTAACTAACGTAGAAAGATTAGCCATTGAGGATAAATACAATAAGGATTCGCAAGCATTAAACGATTCATTTTTGGCAGCCAGACAAACGGCTTTAAAGGATGCGTTAAATAAAGAGTTTCAAATAAAAACTTTAGATGCTCAATTAAATTACGAAAACGATATTGCCTTAGCAGAAATCGAAGTACAAAGACGACAAGCAGAATACGATACGCTTGTTCAAATGGACCAAGCCACAAAAGATGCTTTAAAATTAAGTCAAGAGGATTACGAAATTGCAATTAAGCAAAGTAATTTAAACCTAATAAAATCACAAGAGGATTTAACCAATGCCCAAATAAATGAGGCAATGGCAGGAGCAGCTGCAATTTCTTCCATCGCTAATTCACTTGCAGATTTATCGGAGGCCATAAGTGATGACTCAGAGGAGGCAGCAAAATTTGCAAGAGCAATGGCACTTGTTCAAATAGGTATTGCATTGGCAACTGGTATTGCAGGAGCAGTTAAGCAGGCAGCTGCAGCCACAACTTGGTATGAGGGTGTTGCTGCATTGGCAGTAGGTATTGCATCGGTAACGTCTGCAATTGTTTCAGCTAAAAAAGCACTATCCAGTACCGAGAAAACTCCAAAGGCTCCACAAAGCAGCGTAAGAAGATTAGCAACTGGAGGTTTAGTTAGCGGACCTGGCAGCGGAACAAGTGACTCGATTGACGCTAAATTGAGCAATGGAGAAAGTGTTTTAAATGCAAACAGTACTGCAATGTTCTCGCCATTATTAAGTGCCTTAAACCAAGCAGGAGGCGGTGTCGGTTTCGGTCAACAACAAGTTAGTAATAACTTAGCAGGTGAAGATATGTTGGCTCGTGCTTTTGCAAAAGGTGCGTCAATGATACCTCCAAATGAATTAAGTTTAAAGGAATTTAGTAAAGCATAC